CATTGCAAGTGATAACACCAACGGTAATATCATCTTAGATCCAAACGGTACAGGCGACATTGTTATTGCAACTGGCGCTGAACTACAACTTACAGATCATACAGACAACGCAGTTGTATACAGTGATGCTAGTGGCAACCTTACAATGAGTGCAGGCTTTACTTTTGATGGAACAAATGTTGCAACAACAGGTAGTATCAGTGTTAACAGCAGATTGAAACTGGAAGACAACCGTATCACTACACAAACAACAAATGATGACATTGATCTTGACCCAAGTGGCACAGGTTTAGTTAACCTTATTACAACAGCACAAGGCACAGTGGGTGCAGCGGGCGCAGCAAGTGCAGTACCAGCAACACCAACAACATATTTCCAAATCAAAGTTAACGGAACAACATATGTAGTACCAGCATTTGCTGTAAGTTAAGGAGTTTAACATGAGCAAGCAAACTATTAATGTAGGTACTAACCAAGATGATGGCACAGGCGATAATCTTCGTAGTGCATTTGTTAAAGTTAATGAAAACTTTACAGAAATTTATACTGAGCTAGGTGGAACAGCACTCAGTAACATTTCTATGTCTGGTAGTACCATTACTACTGACGACAGCAATAGTGGAATCATTATCGATCCACAAGGATCAGGTACTATTACACTAACTGGTAATACTACACTTACTGGTACGTTAGATGTATCAAGTACATTAACTCCTAGCGTGTTAGCAGTAACAAACAATGCAACAGTTGGCGGTGACTTGGCTATAACAGGCACGCTAACTGCAGGTACATTTAATCCTGCTACAATTACTGTTTCAGGAGCACTAGTTGCAAACGGTACAGTTGACCTAGGCGACACTAGTGCAGATACAATCACAGTTAATGGTCGCTTCGATAGTAGTCTTGTACCAAGCGTAACAAATACAAACGATATTGGTAGTGCAACTTTGCGTTGGAAAGACATCTATAGTACAACTGTTAATACAAGTGGTGATGCAACATTTAGTGGCAATGTTACTATTGGTGGTAATATTACTATCGGGGATGCAGACACAGACGGTATCTTTATTAATGCAGAACTTGAAAATGATCTAGTACCAAATCTTCATGATACATATGATATTGGTAGCACAACAAAATATTATAAAGATGTGTTTGCAACTACCTTTACTGGCACAAGTGCAGAAATTGGCGGACTACAACTTATCAGTAACAAACTGCAAAGTATAGACACAAACAGTAATATAACAATTAATCCACAAGGATCAGGCATTGCCGTTGTTGACGGACAGTTGCGTGTAACTGGCACATTCCAAGTAAGTGCAAGTCAAACTATTGACATGGGCAGTAACAGGATACAAGCAGTTGCAAATCCTTCGGCAACCACTGACGCCGCAAATAAAACCTATGTTGATACAAGTATTACTACAGCAATTACTAATAGTAACTTTATTCTGACAGATGATTCTAGTTCAGCAACTACTATTAATAACGGCGAAGTGCTTAGTGTATTAGGTGCGGGCCTTGCTACAACTAGTATCAGTAGTAACGACCATTTAACTATCACAGTTGCAACGCAAACACTGGAAACAGTGACCAATGCTGGTGCAACAACAATCAACGGCATTACAGTTGGCAGTGTTGACACAGATGGTATTCAAATTGTAGACAACAACATTACAACAACTCGCAGTAATGATGATTTAATATTATTAACAAATGGGACTGGACTGGTTGATATTGTTCCTAATGTTAGAGTATTGAGAACTAATAACATTACTGGTGATGCTACATTGACTATGTACGCAACAGATGATCTCTTTATTCAATCACTAAGTGGTAGACTAAGTCTTATTGGCTCTGTACCGGGCACTAGCGTGGGCGTAACAGGCGATCAAGCAGGCATGGTAGCATTTGACGCATCATACATTTATTATTGCACAGCAAGCTATGACAGTTCTAGTAACATCTGGAAGCGTATTGCATGGTCGGGTGACACCTGGTAAGAGCGATAAATACTCTATAATGAGGAGTATTAGAGCATGACGGCTCCAGTATGGATTACGCCACCGGGCGATTTAGGAACAGTTGTAGAAGGCGAGTTCTATCAAGTACAATTAACTGCAGATAACACTGATAGTTATTCTTATCTTAGTGGTGTGCTACCTGTTGGTATTCGTGTAACTTCTAATGGCATACTTGAAGGCAATCCTAAAAACTATGATTACATACAAGGTGTACCAATTGAAGTTGCACAAGACGTAACCAGTAAGTTTGTTGTTCGTGCGACCAGTAGCGCAGGTACTGTAGCAGACCGTGTGTTTGAAATGACTGTAACAGGACAGGATGCTCCTAGTATAGATTCAACACCTAGTGCAGACCTAGGCGCATACTTTGATGGTGATCTAGTAAATGTACAGCTAACAGCAACAGACCCAGATCCTCAAGACATACTTACTTGGAGTTACCAAAGTGGAAATATTCCTAACGGCGTAACTGTAAGCACTACAGGCAAAATCTCAGGATATATAGATCCATTTGCAGATGTTGATGGAACTCCTGGCTTTGATGCTACAAACTTTGATATGAGTGAGTGGGACTTTAGAACTAAAGCAGTTAATAAAAATTATGAATGGGTAACACAGGTCACCGACGGCAAACAGTTTGATGTAAAATCTTATAGTTTATTTGCAGTAAGTAGAAATATTGTTACTGCAGATATGGACATTGTTACAGCAGATAATGTATCAAGTAGTGTTACTGAAAGCACAATAGATAGCCTACTAGATGCAAGCCAAACAAATCTTCGTGTTCCAGCACTGCTAACTGAAAGTACAGGTTTAGGAAGAATAAGTCATGAGAATTGGTTTAATTTCCAATTTGTAGGCAAAGACTTTGACGGTGATAGCATAGACTACATACTAGATAGTGGATCGTTGCCAACAGGATTAACATTAGACTCTCAAAGCGGCTGGTTAACAGGCAATATACCTAGTTTTGCATCAACAGAAACTAGTTTTTCATTTAGTATTAAAGTAAGAAAGCGTGATAACACAGAATATGTTAGCACTGCTACTAGTTTTACGATGACTGTAGTTGGCGATATTAACAGTACAGTAACATGGCCCAACAGTACACTTACTATTAAAACAGGCGAACAAAGCCAACTTGATGTAGTCGCTACAATAAGTGATGGTCGTCCTGTACAGTACGAACTTAAAAGTGGTAGTACGCAAGTAAGTGCTGGAAACTTTGTAGTTGGAGAAACATATACTATTGTTACTAGTGGCACTACAGACTTTATCAGTATAGGTAGTGCAAACAACACAGCGGGAACGATATTTACTGCTACTGCAGCTGGCAGTGGGTCAGGTGTTGCGAGTTTAGGAACTAATAAACTTCCGCAAGGGCTAAGACTAGATGAAAACGGACTTATATCTGGTAGAGTTAGTTTTGAAACAATGGGTTTTGATACAGGAACCACGACCTTTGATATTGAAGATTTATACACAAATCAAACAACATTTGAAAGAATATATAACTTTATTGTTAGAGTGTATAGTGCAGACGGTGTAGTAGATACCAATAAGAAATTTACTATTACCATAGACCCGGAAAGCAATAAACCTTATGAAAGTTTATTTGCTCGTGCGCTTGCACCAATAAGTCAAAGAGACATTTATGAAAACTTGATACAAAACAATGACGATATTCCGCAAACAGATATATATCGTGCAAGCGATTATGCATTTGGTATTCAAACTGATATTAGAACTGTTATTGCTACTGGGTTAATGCCTGTACCAGAAACAGATTATATTGAAGCAATGAGCAAGAACTTTTATAATAATACACTTAGATTTGGCGATTTTAAAACAGCAAGAGCTTTAAATGATGACGGCACTGTTAAGTACGAAGTTGTATATATAGAACTTGTAGATAATATACAAGGCATAGATAGTTCAACAGGATTAAGTGCAAGTCCTGTACTGCGTCAAGATGTCCGAAGTGATATAACAACATGGACTAATCCATTACAAGTAAGCGAAACAATGCCTGATGTAAGTCATGGACATTACTTGGCTAGTCAAGCAAATGATTACTATGTATATCCAAACAGTATTGCAAATATGCGTAGTAGATTAAATACAGACATAGGTCATCAAGTGTTAGAGCGTAAAGTATTACCAGATTGGATGCAAGATAAACAAGCCGACGACACTATCATTGGTTGGAAACTTGCGGCGCCAGTTGTATACTGTAAGCCGGGTACTAGTGAAAAAATAAAATATAGGTTAGAACAACGTGTTATCAGTAACGGATATGATATTAAGAAAATAAGTTTTGAAATTGATAGATTTATACTAGACAATAATTTAAGTGCTAACTATGATAAGACCTCAGGTAAGTTTACAACTGCATCAGAAACAACTTTTGATTTAAGCGATCCTACTACTACGTTTGATGGCGATGGTACTCGTTTTAATGCTAGTGTAGATACATATACAACAAAAGACCAAGGCGATACGTTTATCAAGTTTACACAGGTAGGACCTTTTGACAGGCTACCTTACACTGAACGATAAATAACATACAGTTTCCACAAACGGAGTTTATAAGATAATGACAAGTAGTATTACCACAGCAAGTATTGACACAGCATATCCAGTAGCAGGTCAGGATAACGACAGCCAAGGATTTCGTGACAACTTTACGAATTTAAAAACAGCATTAGACACAGCAAAGTCTGAGATTACAGACTTAGAAGCAAAAGCAGTGCTTAAAAGTGCGCTTACTGGCGATGCACTTAGTAATGACGGCGGCGGCGCTGTTTTAGAAGATTTTGAATTAAAAGATATGAGTGTAACTCGTCTTGCAAAAGGCACTGTTAGTGGAACACAGACTTTTGATTATGAAGAAGGTCCTTATCAAACACTAACAACAAGCGGTAGTGTTACACTAGCATTTACTAATCCTCCAGCGGCAGGTAAAGTAGGAACGATTCGTATTGAAATTAATGTTGCAAGTGTAGCACATACTATTACACTTCCAAGCAGTGTAAGTATTGGCAAAGACCAACTTATTGGTTCTAATGGTGCTGCAAGTGCAGTAATTACTCCAGACAGAACTGGTGTGCATATCTTTGAATTTATCACAGATGATGCTGGCACAGCATACGCAGTAGTTGATTGTTTACGCAACAACAGAGCAATTGAAGTTCGTACTGCAACAGCAATTGGACAAACAGGTGATGCAGCAGGCGATATTTGTGCTGATGCAACTAACCTATATGTTTGTACAGCAGCATATGATTCAAGTAGTGCAATCTGGAAAAAACTAGTTCTACAAGCAATTTAACGGTTGACTTTGCCTCTTAATACTGTATAATATATAGATATTAAACAGAGGTACCTATGAACAATATTGATCTAAACAAATATAAAGAGTTTGTTGGCGCAGTAACAAGCGACCAATCCAACAATACTGAAGATGCTTATGCGGCTATGAAACGTCTTGAAGAATCAGGCGTTAACATGAGTCT